TTACACCAAGTCCTCTGGTCGGTATGGTACGTCGTCTAGGTCGGTGCCGATCCCCAGTGCGGCATTGAGTGCTTGGAGTGTGGTCCAGATTCCACCCTCTCCGTCGTACTTGTAGGGGATGCCTTGTCGCCGCGCCCATTCTTCGACGCGCGCACGTTTAACTTTTTTTCCTCTGCCACAAAGCAACTGCAAGTCGTGGAAGGTGTAGATATCCGGCAGGCGGTGCTCAATAGCCGACGGAGTGTCATGCATTTGTTTTACTGGCGCATTCATCATTGTCTGATTCCTGCTCGGCTAAAACGGGGGGGCGTCATCGTGGAAGTCGTCGCCTGCATACGCATAGGCTTTATCGTTGTTACGGACCTTTGCCGGTCGCTGCTGTGGCGTGATGCCGCTGGAGCCTTCACCGCGACCGCCGAGCATGTGCATTTGGTTAGCAATAATCTCAGTGACATAACGGTCCTGCCCATCATTGCCGGTGAATTTGTCGTAACGGATGGTGCCCTCTATGTAGCACTGCGATCCCTTGTGCAGATATTCGGCGGCAATCTCGCCCAGTTTTCCGAAAAACTTGACGCGGTGCCATTCGGTCCGCTCCTGGGTATTGCCCTCTCTGTCCTTGTGTTTGCTGCTGGTTGCTAGGCTAATGCTGGTGATCGTCATGCCACTTTGGGTGTATTTAATATCTGGCTCGTTTCCCAGGTTTCCGACTAGGATCACTTTATTAATTCCGCGTGCCATTGTGAGTGCTCCTAGAGGGCAATGGAGGGGGCAGGCGGACGATGTCCACATGCGGCAGTGAGCAAACAGCATCAGTGATGTGGGCGTTACCGCTACTTTTCGTTAGCAATAGCCAATGAATATTTGGCGTTGCATGGATTAATGAGAACAGCGCATCGCGCCATTGCTGCGGTACATCCTTATCGAACACGTCACTGTGTGAGCCGCATAACACAGGTTGTCGGCATGGTTTGATAAATCCATGCGTTGTTTGCATATTTTCATCTGTAAGCCCGGGGTATTGACTCTTGATCTTTTCCCATATGCTTAATTGGATGCTGGTAATACGATCCCACCTTAATGGGCGTTTCCAAATTCTTTTGCTGGTCCGCCTGCATGGTTTGCCGGTTTTTGTAGGGCCAATCCACGGATTGAAGATGAAGTGATTCCGTTTAATTAAAGATTGATTAGTCATTGCTTTTTACTTTTTCTAGAACGTCATTAAAGTGACGTGCTTGGGTGTGGTGCGGTAGAGACTCAGTCGTTGTCATGGATATTTCTGCCTGCGGCTTGGGGCCGTCGGCCCACGTCCAGGTGCGGCTGTACTCAATGTGCTGGCGTTTTCCGGTCACGCGGTGTTGGCGTTCAGTGGGCCAGTCCATCCAATTACGCGCGGTGATTTTCCATAGCAGCGACATCACGCGACCTCCATGACGGAATCATTTTTAGCTGTATTGAGGCAAACATGAGTGCGTAATTCGATGCGTTCAAATTGGATGACCCGTACCCACGTGTTGGGTAACCACTCACCCGTCTTGCGGTGCGTGATTGGTTGACCGCGCCCAGTCCTCAAGAACGCGGCTTCACCAAAGACCTGTCTACATTGCAGGCTCAATTTCATAGTGGGCAGCTTGAAAAGGCAGAACATATCTCCTTCTTCGTTGATCTAAAGAAGCAAGGCATCACGCCGTTACGTCGGCGCGCGCCGGGTGGGTTATATGCATACACCTGTACGTGTGGGGTGATCGACGTCGGCGCGTGCACGTGCCTGGAATTGCGCCGCGAAATCAGCGCATTGAGTGCACTCGTTTGAGTACCGTGTTTGCCAGTTCACCAAGCTGTATTTCCTCGTATTTTGAGGTTTCTAGCTCTGCCCATGTTTGCAACAGTGCAATGGCTTCGTTGCGTTTCGGTGATGCATCAATCAGCAGAGGCAGCAAGCCTTCGAGTGCAAGTTCAATAGCGAAGATGTGGTCGATGTGGACGTCGTTTAAGCCGCTTTCTCTGGTCATGTGTGTCTCCAATACTGAAGTGATTGTGTGGGGGAGCCTGCTAGCGCAGGGCGTGATGTTCGGCATGACGGACAGGGTGCACCTGTTATTGGAGGCGCGCATGAAGCGTGAGCCTCGTTTTCTGCCGCCGCTGCAAAGCGTGATCTATGGATATACGCGGCGCATGTTGGACCAAACCGCAATGAATGCGCAGTCGTTTGCGATGGTGTTAGCCGAGAAATATCTCTCACTCACCGCCCCTGACGTGCGCGGCGTTGCGTTGCGCATTGGCGATGATGTTGCCGAAGACATGCGCAATAACGCGCAGGTGCTGCGGCGTTACATGGATGGCACGGTTAAGACACTTCCTGCGGATCTGGTGGATGCCTGGGTGTTGGCGCTGCCTGAGCCGTATCGTGGCGAATGTGAGCGCGACTTGGCGCGGCGTCGTGGGGTGTTGCCGGTGCGTCTGCCCTCTGCTGATTCTGCGGCGGGAGTCGTTGGTGTGGCTGAGCTGGTGAGTGAATTTGCGCAGTTGTTGGAAGTGATTGCACCGGCCTTAGCTGATAGCCGTATTGATAAAAATGACCTGCCGTTTGTGCGGCGCATCCTTGATGAATCCGACGATGTGATCGCGGCGGTGATGGGGGTTCGCGGCCAAGTACAAGCGATGTTTCAGCAGGAGAACACGGATGCGTAAGGCGTGTTGTGCCGCAGGTCATCACGGTAAGCAACGCACCACCGTTGCTGGTGGGGAGGCCGCATGATGGCCCGTCACCGTTTACCGAGTGGATACCGCCGTCAAGGCAGGGTCACGATGACGCCGCGGCAGTGCGCCGGATTACGAGCGGCGCTGGAGGCCTTGTATTCCAGCGAACAGGGGGTGAGTGGTGCGGCGGCATTGGCCGCGCGTGAACGGATGCGGGTAGAAGCCGAAGCATCACGGTGCAGGCAAGGGGTGTTGCTGTTGCGGGGTGGCCCATGAGTGTGTCGCGGTGTTTGGGTCAGGCTGTCGAGGCGCTGCGGGATCAGCCCAGGACGCAATGGAAGGCGTACATCCAAACGCTGCCGCAGGTGTGCCCGTGCACCAGCTGTACGGCCCAGCCAGGATGCAGGGAATACGTCGCCGCGTACTTTCGGGTGCAATGGGGAATGCAGGTCAACCGTGAGCAGGCGCAGCGGCGTCAGGCGGGGCAGCAGCATGACTAGGGTGGATACGCAGGCATTACGCGCGCGGATTGATCTGGTCGAGGTGGTGGGCCGCTATGTGACGCTGCGGCGTACAGGCGCTGAGTACACGGGGGTATGTCCGTTCCATCACGAGCACACCCCCTCGTTCACGGTGATTCCGCATAAAGGGTTTGTGCATTGCTTTGGGTGTGGCGCGCATCATGATGCGATTGGCTTTGTGATGCGTTACCTCAACGTGGATTTCCGTGAGGCGGTGCGTCAGCTTGATCGCGGTGCCTTGCCGCAGGCCGAGCAACAGGCGCAGCGGCAGCGGCCAGAGTATGTGCCTGACATGGTCTGGGTGCCGCTGCTGCCAGTACCGGAAGATGCGCCAGAGGTGATGGGTGATGCGCACTGGACGGTGCCGATATGGAATCCCAAGCGGGGTAGGGCCGCTCCTCTGAAGGTGCAGCGCCTGGATGCCTACCGTGATGCGCAGGGGCGTTTGCTCGGCTACGTGGCGCGGGCGCAGATCAAGGATCGGGACACGGGGGCGCTAAAAAAGTGGACGCCGACGCTCACCTGGTGCGTGAGTCCGACCGGAGCGCGGCAGTGGTGTTTGCAGCATTTTCCAGAACCGCGGCCCTTGTTTGGTTTGGATACGTTGGCGGTCAAGCCAGACGCGCCGGTGTTGATTGTTGAAGGTGAAAAGTGTTGCGCGGCCGGCGCTCGCGCGTGGCCGCAGTATGCGGTGGTTGCTTGGCCCAGTGGCACGAACGGGATCCGTAAGGTGGACTGGACGCCGCTGGCTGGGCGCGATGTGGTGCTGTGGCCGGATGCCGATGAGGTGGGCCGCAAGGCCATGCTGGGCAACCGCACGGATGCTGGTGATTTCAGGCCGGGTGTGGCGCACTACTTGTCGCGCGTTGGGGTGCGCAGCATTGGCATGATTGACACGCACGGGTGCAGCAAGGGCTGGGATCTTGCCGATGCCTTCGAAAAGGATGGCTGGACACCCCCGCAGGCAGCCGCCTGGGCGGCGGCGCGGCGTGTTGACGTCAATGTGGTGCGGGGAGGGGGGCGATGACGAGGCCGGTGATCACCATCCTGGATGGCGGCAAGGGCCGTTCTCATGGCGGCGGCGGTGGTCATGGCGGTGTGCCAGGGTCCGATGACTGGAAGCAGCAGTTAACGCGCACCCGTGACGGTCATGTCGAGGGCACGATGCATAACCTCATCACCATCATTGAGAACGATGAGCGGTTGAAAGCGTTGTTCTGGTTGAACGATTCCAGTAACCAGGTGGTGATGGCCCGTCCGGCACCGTGGCAGGGCAGTACACGCGATGAGTTTGTGGATGCTGACAGTAGCGAGCTTGCGGCATGGCTCCAGCATCCAGAGCGCTATGGAATGAAGTGCAGCGATGACAACGTGCTAAAGGCCGTGATTGCGGTTGCACGGCGGCATCGGCGGCACCCGATCCGTGAATACCTGACGGGGGTGCAGTGGGACGGGACGCCGCGCGTGGAGACGATGCTCATCGACATGTTCGGTGCCAGTGACAGCACTTATTCGCGGCAAGCTTCGTTGTGTTTCATGGTCGGTGCTGTGGCGCGGGTGCTGTGGGTGGATCCAAAGAATCCATCCATTGGGGCCAAGGTGGATTTCATGCTGGTGCTGGAAGGCCCGCAAGGCAAGCACAAGTCCACCTCACTGAGCGAACTGTTCGGCACCTACTGGTTTGTAGAAACGGCTGAGTCGCCCACGGGGAAGGACTTTTATCAGGTCATCCAGGGGTGCTGGGGCGTGGAGATCGGCGAGATGGACAGCTTCGGCAAGGCGGATGTGACCGCGGTGAAAGTGGCCATTACCCGACGTACCGATAAGTTTCGCGCGCCTTACGAACGTCTGCCGAATAGTTACCGGCGGGAGTGCGTGTTTGTCGGCACGACCAATGATCGGGAATACCTGAAGGATGCCACGGGCGGGCGGCGCTTTCTGCCGGTGCGTGCCGATGGCAACGTGGATGTCTCGCGCATTGTGGCCGAGCGCGATCAGCTATGGGCCGAGGCAGTGCAGCTGTTCCTTGATCGCTTCCCGTACTGGGTATTGCCTGATGACGCACCCGCTGAGCAGGCCGCCCGCTACATCGGCGATAGCTGGGAGGCCCGCGTGGAGCAATTCCTCGCCGGTCAATTTCGAAAAACCGTGGATGGGAAGGAGATTGCACCGCAGCGGTTGAAGCTCACTGCAGGGCGTGTCCTGTGGACGACCACCGATGAGCTACTGGAGTTTGCCATCGGCATGGACCCAGCCAGGCACGACAGGAGTGCCCAGATGCGCGTTGCCAACATCATGAAGCGCTTAGGGCGTGACCCTGTGCAGGGGGACGCCTGTGTCGAGGATACGTGGGATCACCTGCGGAAACGCTGGCCGGACACAAAAACACGAGAACAACGTTGGGTGCGCGAAGGCACTTGCATTAACGAGCTAACGCCTGTGTCTAAGCCACTGGATGACAACGGGAGGGATGATGCGCCCGATTTCTGAGCCGCCATTGTCCACACCTGTCCAGACCGTCCAAACCTCTGTCCAGACCTGGAGCGAGCAACGGCGGGCCTGTCCAGACCGTCCAGACCTTTTTGACGTGCGCACGTATAGGGGAGCGCGTTTCATCCATCCTTCTATATATCCATCTAGGTCTGGACGGTTTGGACGGTCTGGACAAACTAATCACGGCGCGGGTTTTGCTGTCCAGACCTTTTCACCCACGTTTGGACGGTCTGGACAGCAGAGCCGTGGGTCGGGATTTCTGTGGCTGCTCCCCGTGGCGGGCCGCTGTCAAAGGTTCCTCCGTGGGGGTCTGCCCCGCGGGCAATTCGGACCCCGTTTTGCGTGCATGTCCTGGTTCCAGATTTTGGTTCCGGTGGGGGCGGGGTGGTTCCGATGGGTTCTGTGACGACCATGACCACCGCCGAATACGCCAAGCACCGCGGCGTCAGCGACTCCTACATCCGCCGGATGCGGCGCAAAGGCAATGTGATCCTGGGCGAGGATGGCCGCATCCACGTGAACGCCAGTGACACCCTGCTGGATGGCATGACCCATCCCGTGCAGGGCGGCAAGCGCGGCATGACCGACTCTCCCGTCTCAGGCGTACCCACCTTCACCGTGATGACCCCACAGGGCATTCCGGTGCAAGAAGCGGTCCGCCGCGAGCGCGTCGCGCGTGCACTCATGGCTGAACTTGATCTGGGCAAGCAAGCCGAACAACTGACCTGCGTAGATGAGGTCAACCGCGCCGTCTTCACCCTGGTACGCCAAGCACTGAACCAGCTCCGCGGCATGAGTGGCCGACTACGCAAGACACTGGCGGCAGAGACCGATGCGGGCAAAGTCACCCAGATCATTGATACCGACGTCGCCCACATCTGCAAGCAAATGCAGGACGCCGCCACGACCCTGCTGAAAACCAACACACCCGACGCCGAACCCGTCCAAGCCAACGACACCAACGACACCCTCGAATTCGAGGAAGAAGGAGTATCCGGATGAGCCTCGACGACTTCCCCGACATCCAACTGGCCAACGCTTACCACACCGTTTCCACCGCCTGGCAGCACGCCTGGGAAGTCCCCCCGCGCCTGGAGATCAGCCAATGGGCCGATGCCTACCGCAAGATCGCCCGCGGCTCAGGCGCTGAACCAGGCCAATGGCGCACCGACCGTCACCCCCCGCTGCGCGAAATCATGAATTGCCTCAGCGATCACACCCCCGTGCAACAGGTCAGCTTCATGAAATCCGGCCAAATTGGCGCGACCGAAATCGGCATCAACTGGGTGTGCTACGTCATTGACCGCGGCATTGATTCCATGATCGTCACCCAACCCGTCAAAGACCTCGCCCGCACCTGGACCGTAGCCAAATTTGACCCAGGCGTCCTGGACATGCCCCCCCTGCTCAACAAACTCACCACCAACAACACCTTCGAAAAACAATATCCAGGCGGCACCCTCTTCGTGAAATGGGCTAACTCCTCCAGCCAACTCCGCCAGATCACCGCCTGCTACGCATTTTTGGATGAAATTGACGAATACCCCCGCAACCTCAACAACCAAGGCACCGCCGACCAACAGATCGCCGCCCGCATCATGTCCCACGGCGAACGCGGCAAAATCTACCGCGCCTGCACCCCCACCGTTGCTGGTGGCAGCGCGATTGAAACAAACTTCCTTGACGGCGACCAACGCCACTACCACATCCACTGCCCCCATTGCGGCGGCGAACAGGTCCTAGACCTGGAACACCTCCAGCCAGATGGCACCTTTGCCTGCGCCGTCAACGGCTGCATCATCCAAGAACACCACAAAAACACCATCCTCAAAGAACGCGGCACCGGCGGCACCGCCTTTTGGCACCCCCACAACCCATCGGCCCCTCCGGACCATCGCAGCTACCACCTTTGGGCCGCCTACGCCCCCCTGGGCCTGGGCCTGAGCTGGAAACAGATTGCAGACAAATGGGCCGAAGCCAAACGCGACCCCTCCAAACTGCCTGGCTTCACCAACCTGATCCTGGGCCTGCCCTTCCAAGGCGAACGTGACGTCCGCGCCGCTCACGAAGTGGCCACCCTCGCCGAACCTGGCGTCTATCGTGGCCTGGTGCCCCTGGGCGGCCTCGTCCTTGCGGCGGGCGTGGACCTTGCCCATGACCGCGCTGAAATCCACCTCATCGCCACCGGCCGTGGCCAACGCCGCTACATCGTTGACTACGCCGTCATCGACCTGGACCCCACCGTCCTGGACAGCTACACCGACCTGGACACCTACCTTCGCGGCACCTGGAAAACCGCCTGTGGCATCGACATGCCCATTAGCGCCGTCGCCATTGACGGCGGCAACTGGACCGAAACCGTCGCCCAATTCATCAAACAACACGTTGGCTGGTCCGGCCAATCCCGCATCCTAGAGACCCCTCATGGCTTTCTGAAACAGACCCTCTACCTCGTGCGTGGCCGCGCCGAAATCAAATCAGACCGCGCCGTCTACCGCCCCTCAAAAACCACCGTTGACGAACGCGGCAAAACACTGGCCCGAGACGTCGGCGTCTGGGGCGTTGGCACCAGCGTCCTCAAACACATGATCTACGGCTGGCTAGGCGCCGCCCTGGCTGCCAAAGACAACGCCGCCCAAACAGGCACCGCCGAAGACATCAGCGCCCGCATGCTGCGCTTTCCTGGCGGACGTGGCGACGACAACCATGACCCCTTGCACCCTGATCCTGGCGCACTGCCAGAACACTACTTCGCTGGCCTCACCGCCGAATACTTCGACAAAGACGCCGGACGCTGGATTAAACCCCGCGGCGTGCGCAACGAACCCCTGGACACCGCCGTCTACGCCCTCTGGGCCACCCTGGCCCCCGCACTCAAAGTCGACGTCATGCGCGAATCACAATGGGAAGCCCTCCAAGCCCTCTACCAACCGACCAACGGCAGCCTCTTTGACCCACCAGCTGCCCCGCCCACTGACACCGCCCGCGGCACCCTGCGCTCAGTGACCGCTACCCTCGCCCCGCCCAGCGCCCCCCCGCCACCGCTCCCTAACAGCGGCTTTGGCTCCGACCGTTGGAACAAGCGTCTATGAACCGCACGACGCGCCGCACCAAAGCCCCCATCACCAGGCTTACCGAGTGGCTTCCCAACCAACACCAGAGACACACATGAGCCTTGCTACCGACCAAGTTGCACTCCTAAAAGACGCCTACCGCAAAGTCCTGCTGGGCCAATCCGTCCGGTATGGCGAACGCCAAGTGACCCGCGCCGATGCCAAATGGATTAGCGATGAACTGGACAAATGGCTGCGCCGCGCCGCCGCAGAAGCGGCCCCCTCCACGAGCGGCACCGTTCGCATTGCCATTGCCGACTTCCGCAGAGACAGCGGCGGAGACGCACCATGACCGCCGCCCCCCCGCGCCTGCACCGCCTCGTTGCCGCCTTCGACCGCAGCCTCCTCCAGCTTGCCCCAGCCTGGGCTGCCTCCCGTGCCCAGAGCCGCGTCAAAGCCGTTGCCTACCGACAGGCCTATGAAGCGGCGGAAAAAACCCACCTGCGCCAAGCCTCCCGCGACTTTGGCAGCGGCAACACCATCGTGACCATGACCGGCGTGGCCCTGCGCAACCAAGCACGCCACCTGGACCGCAACCACGACATCATCAGCGGCGGCCTATCCACCTTAGTCCAGAACATCATCGGCCCCAGCGGCATCAACATCGTCCCCACCCCCCGCGACGTCGACGGCAACCTGGTTGAATCACTGGTGGATGCCATCCTCCCCCTCTACCAAGCCTGGTCCAAACGCCCCGAAGTCACCTGGATGCACGACTGGCCCAGCGTCCAGCGCCGAACTGGACCGCTGGAAATACGCCGCAGGCCACGAAGTGCATGGCCTGGTGTTGCGCCGTGCCGATGAACGCGCCCTGTGCGAAGGAAGGGCCTCGTGATGACCTTTCCCCCCTTCTTGTTCATCGTTGCATTATTGCTGTGGATCAGCCGCCGCAGCAGTCACTCACAACAGGATTGCCACCGATGAAAACATCAGACGTATCCGCATTATTCGCGTACTTAGTGATTGCAGTGTCATTGTCCCTCGCATCGTGCACGAGCTTAGCGCCGTCCGGGATACTGCCAACAACGCGCTCAGAAGCGGTCTGCGACCGACTCCCCCCCCTGCCAGTACCGCCGATTTCAAATGAACAACCAGAGATCTTCGCCATCTTCCGCAGAGTGATCGGTTTGTACATCAACGAAATCAACAAATACAACGCCCAGGTCGCTTGCCGTGCTCAAGTGCACGCGACCCATCAGGAGGTGCCATGACTGAGAGATCACGGTGCTCCCAACGTGCTCACGCACCTGGGACACCTGTGCAGCGCGTGGCAATACCATTCACTTTGGTGGTGCGGTCTATCGTCCGCTCCACACGTCCGAGGGAGTATCAATGTCATGGGGCTGATTGCACGCCTGCGCCGCTGGTATCACCTCTGGGTGTGGTGGCTGCGCTACTGGTGGTATGACACGCCATCGGGCGTCTGCGCCCAGCACTGGGCGCTGGGCCTGGGCGTGCTGGTGTTCATTGTGCAGCTGGTGCGCGTGTGGGTGGCCGCGGCGCTGCCTGCACCGCACGGCGTACCCGCAGTGGGTGTGGCAACTGGCGATTGCGGTTGTGGCGGTCTACGTGTCGGCGGCGTTGCGCCCCAAACCGGAGCCGGTCAAACCACAGCAGGCGCAGGTGTCTACCGTTTAAGACGGTCAAGCGGTGAAACATCACTTTGGCACCGTCTGGGTCGGTGATGAATTCATTCTGGCCTGGAAGATGCAGGAGGCGATTCCAATCAAAACAAAGGGTGCCGGATGCTAAGGGGGACTGCAGTCACGCGGCGGATGTCATGTGGGCCTCACGTGGATGCCTGAACCAGTCAAGACCATCGCGTGGTGCGCGACGGCATATGGGGCGTTAACGCTGCCGCAGGCAGGAAGTAACAGCAGTGTGTTAAGCCGCTGGCACTGCTGGGGACCGTTGTTGCAGGTCGTGCCGTTAGCCGTGATGGTGCAGGTCTGTGGCCGGGGAGGTAATGCCATCGCTGGCCGCGTTGTGTGCCGGGTGCTGTTTGATTGGTCTGTCACTGTCGCAGGGATGTTGCAAGGGGCAGCAAACGTGTGAGTGCGATGGGTTAAATGTAGATGGTGTGCCCTAGGGTTCTTAATATGAGTAATTAGTCGCATTAATATAGTGATTATTCTCTGTATTTCTCTGGGGTTTGAATGCTCATTACCAATGGTCAAGGTGACGATAAAAAACGGAAGATCCTGCGCCAATATCGTTTGACGCCGATTATGCACACGCGGTTATTGCAAGGGATGGCGCTACGTTGCTGTTGTGGCCGCCCTCTGGAGGATCGTTATTACCAGTTTGATGCGACTGAACGCAGCACTGGGAAGACGGTCGCGATTCTTTATGCTGGGGACAAAGGCTGCGCTGCGCGCTTTTTTGATCTTTCTGCGGAACTGGCTGCTGCACTGAGTGAGAAGCCCATGACTCCGTTGCCATTTTTCGATCCCTTACAAGGGGAACCCGAGGAAGCGGCAAGTGGTGGGCGTGGCAATGGGGAGAGTCACGGTAGGGGGGGGGTGCACCCTCTGAATAAGGAAGTCGTGTGCGCGATCAATCTAACCCTAATGTGTTGGGGAGCCTTCATACATCCAGGGTCGTTATTTTCTAAGTTGCTGGAACAAGTGCATCAATTTCCTGATCGGCCGTTGTATGACTGGAAAGTCAAAGCCGTGAATACTGCCATTAGTAAAGGGTGCCGACGGCTCAGCACGATGTTGGATGAGAAGAGGCCACGGAACCCCAGGTTGCGCCGCTTTGAATTTCCTTTGATGGAAGCGTGCTTACAACGGTTTGAGCCGCCACCGGAAAGTTATCTATAA